AAGAAAACCTACGACAAGCCCTCCACCGACAAGCTGCGCCCTGTGACAGATGAGATCTATTCTTACTTCGCAAAGCGCCGCATCAGTGAGGAAACTGTTAACGACTTCAAGATCTGCGCAAACGCTGAAGGCAACATTGTGTTCCCGTTCTACCGCAATGATGAGCTTATCTATGTGAAGTACCGCAGACCGTACAAGCATGATAAGAAGCTCGGAGCGAAGGAATGGCCTGAACCCAACACAGAGCCAATTCTGTTTGGTATGGACAATGTGTCCTTCAATCAGCCGCTGATCATCACCGAGGGCGAAATCGACGCTATGTCGATCTATGAGTCTGGCTGCCACAATGTTGTCTCTGTGCCCGCTGGGTGCAACAACTTGGAATGGGTGTCGCTCTGTTGGGATTGGTTGGAGAACTTCAACCAGATCATTCTCTTCGGTGACTGCGATGAGCCTGGCGTTCAGATGATTAACACTCTGACGAAACGCTTTGGTGAAGATCGCTGTATGGTCGTTGACAAGTATCCTGACTTGGTGGTTGATGGAGAGAATCTTGGTCGTCCTTGCAAGGATGCCAATGAGATTCTCTTCGCCTATGGGCCTGAAGCTGTCAAGAAGATTGTTGATGCCTGTGAGCCTGCACAGATTCAGGGTGTCCTCAATCTGGCCAACGTGCCGAACATTGATCCCATGACGCTGCCTCGCATCTACACCAGAATTCCTGATCTCGATCAGGCAATTGGTGGCTTTGGCGAGGGAAGCCTCATTGTGATCAGTGGCAAGCGTGGTGAGGGAAAGTCCACGATCAGTGGCGAGTTCCTTTTGAACGCCATTCAGCAGGATGTGCCTGTTGCTGCGTACTCAGGAGAGCTTTCCGCATACAGCTTCAGGGAGTGGATCTACGCTCAGGCTTGTGAGCGCAGATACATGACTTACAAGGAAGATACGCGAAACGGAAAGAAGTATCCCATGGTGCCGTCTGTCATTCAGAGCCGCATCGGCAACTGGATTGACGGCAAGTTCTTTCTGTTCGACAACACATACAACGACAATGACAAAGGAACGCTTGCTGACGCTCTGGTTCGTCGTTTCACGATGTGCGCCAGGCGGTTTGGCTGCAAGGTGTTCCTCGTCGATTAATTTGAGTCGACGTTAAACGTGGTGAACTGACAAATGTCAGGTGTAACGAAGACGTTCAGGAATCGCAGGAAATGGCGATTAGCTTCGTTGCTAACAGGGAAACGCTAAGTTCTGCATCGGACATCAAAGGCAGGTGATGTTCGAATGAACAAATATGATTGGGAGAAACCAGAAAAGCGCAGTCGGATCCATCGATAGAAAGGTGAATACGAAATCTATGAATTCCTGAAAGCTCTTCATGTAGAGTTTGAAGAGCAGTATGAGTTCAAGGATTTGGTTAGCCGCTTTGGAAATCCACTGCGTTTTGATTTCGCTCTATTTGCACACAAAGACGTATATTGTCTTGTTGAATTTCAAGGCTCGCAGCACTTCGATTACTCCAGTGATTTCGGTGCGGAGCAAAGAGAGTACAGCGATCCGGCAAAAAGAAGCTACTGCAAACGCAAGAATCATCGGCTTCTTGAAATACCGTATTGCTTGGATAACATATTCGATCCACTGATGGATATCGTGGTCGATATGTATGATACAGACATGTACGATGCAGAATAAGCCAATCCTGTGCCAAGGGCCGATAAGGTCAAGGTGAAACGACTATCCTCCCAGAGGAGTAGTGGTCAGGTGAAACTCCTGGCTGCGAAGTGCCACGTATCGGAAGCAATTCCGATAAAGATATAGTCTACTCCCAGCAAATACCGGGAAACCGGGGGTATAAAGGAACCTTATGATGCTCACGTCCGGCATTGAGGACGAATACAAGGCGCAGGCTAAGATCACCGCGCAGCTGAAGCAGTTTGCGACAAGGTGGAAAGCCTGTGTGATTCTCGTGGCTCATCCCAGAAAGACTGCGGCGGGCCAGGCGTTCACGTCTGACGATATCTCCGGCAGTGCTGCCGTGACAAACCTCGCAGACGTTGTAATGTCCATCGAGAAGCCCAGTATCCGCGTTACCAAGAACCGCGAGTTCGGCACTACGCCGTATATTCGCTGCGACTACGACCCCTCTACGCGTCGAATCTTCCAGTCCAATACAGGCGATCGCACGATTTACGGGTGGGATCACACCGGAATCAGTGAGCCCGATCTGCCCGTTATCGGTGTTGAGGAATTCGACATCCAGCAGGGTGACAACGAAAATCCTTTCTGATTTATAGGAGAGTGAATGAATGACGACTAATTCCAGTAACAGCATTCTGACTCGGCGTCCCAATGAGGGCGCCGAGGACTTTCTCTGGCGGCTTGGCTCTCTGAAGGAGGCTGGCGTGCTTCCGCTTACCTGGCCTCAGATCGCGGTTGTTCTCAATACTCAGGTTCCCAATCTTGCGCATCCTCTTTCTGAGAGCACGTGGCGCAAGAAATATCAGCAGATGGCCGGCGAGAATCCCGCCGCCACTATGAACGAGATTGAGGACATTCAGCACACTTATGACCTCGATTCGACAGTGAACAAGGACTACGACGTGGACAATCCCGACGTAGTTTCCTCTGACCCGGACGAAGAATTTAATGCTGACAAGATGATCGTGCGACTGCGCGATGAGCGTTATGCTCTGAATCGCATTACTCGTTCAGAGGCTCGTCGCGATGCGCTGCTCGATCTGTTCAAGTCTGAAATCTCCAGATACCCTGCCAGCAAGATTCCTGCTGCCGGTGTGTCTGACAGTGATACAGAAACTGCTGTCTATGCGCTGCTGTCTGACGTGCATTATGGCATTGCGTTCAGCACAGTGGCTGGTGTCTATAATTCCAATATTGCCAAGGCTCGCGTTATGCGCTACGCCGATCGCATTGTTGAAATTGGCAAGAACAATAATGCAAATACCTGCTACGTTTCTCTGCTGGGTGATATGATCTCCGGCACTATCCACACTCCGATCCGTATTGAGAACAGAGAGAATGCCGTGCAGCAGGTAGTTGGAGTGTCAGAGCTTGTGGCAGATTTTCTCTATGTTCTCAGCCAGAACTTTTCCGTTGTGAACGTTAACTCTGTTTCTGGCAATCACTCCAGACTGGATGCTATTGCGGAAAACTCTCTGCGCGCAGAAAAGCTTGATGCTCTGGTACTGTGGTATTGCAAGGCAAAGCTGGAGAATGTGGGCAATGTCAACTTCTTCGAGAACTCCATTGACGATACCGTGTCTTCCTTCAACATCTTTGGCAAGAATTACATCGGTGTGCACGGAGACTATGACAAGAACGTTGCCGAGTCTGCAAACAGAATTGAGCGTCTTATAGGAACGCCTGTTGACTACATGATCTCCGGCCATATGCACACTCCGAACATGCATCTGCTTGATCGCGGCTATATCCGCAACGGCTCCGTGTGCGGTTCCGGCGATGACTACACGATGCGTAACCGCCTGTTTGGCAATCCATATCAGATTTGTATGACGGTAAACAAGGACGGCATTCAGTCTTTGTGGCCTGTTAAGCTTTCTTTGATCGACTAATTACAAGGAGGTGGCTTCATGGGTTTACTCCCAAGTGATCACACATACTCCTTCTCTCAGCTTTCTTCATTCGATGAGTGCCCGTATGGTTTCTATCTGGAGCGCATTGAGAAGACGCCAAAGGTCAGCAATGCGTTTGCAGAGCAGGGCTCACTGATTCATGATCTGATTGATCAGTGGGCAAAGGGCATTATACCGAAGGAGAAGCTTGTTGCGGAGTATGAGAGGCGTTACCCTGAAGAGGTTGTGACTGCGTGGCCCAGAATGCTTGCGCTGAAGGGCTATATCACCAAAACCTATAATCAGGGTCTCAACTACTTCAAGACATTCGACTGCTTCGAGGGCTATACGATCATCGACACTGAGCAGCGGTTTGAAACAACGATCAATGATCGTCCGTTCATTGGCATTATTGATATGCTGCTGCAGGACAACAAGAACGGCGATCTGATCATTCTGGATCACAAGTCCAAGTCTCTGTCCGCATTCCGCAAGGAAGAGCCGACGATCTACAGGCAGCAGTATCTGTACTCCAAGTATGTGTACGAAAAGTACAATAAGTGGCCTGATCGTCTTATGTTCAACCTGTTCAAGGAAGGCGGCGCAAAGAAAGATCGCCAATTCAGCAAGGCTGAATACGACGATGTGTACAACTGGGCCAGCAAGATCATCGAGAAGATCGAAGCTTTCGACGAGATGGACTGGCTTGAATCCAAAGAGACTTCTGATTTCTTCTGTCAGGAGTTGTGCAATGTGCGGCAGAATTGCTTTAACGGAATCATGAGCTAAAAGGAGAAATGAAGATGGGCAATTATCGCATTAGTTTCTATGACAAGCAGACCGACAGATCGAAGAATTACGATGTTGCCGCAGATGACTCAGACGACGCGATGAAAATGGCCTACAAAATGCCTGAAGCAAAGAACAGGAATGCTGAGATCTGGGTCTCTGAGATCCAGGATGGACCGAAGCTGATCGGTGTGCGATTTGCGTACACACAGTTTGGCCGTCCATATTCTCAGTACTTGTTTATTCGGGCTGAAAACGAAGAGCAGGCAAGGGCATATTACCGGAAGAACATCAAGGGCAAAAAGTTCTATCAGCCATGGCCTGACAAACCTACGGACAGCGGCAATTGCACATATGGCGAGATTGTTGAAACATATTTTGCTATTGGCGATGCTGATAACTGTCCATTTGACGCAACAAAATGAATTAAAAAAATGGTGGTGGATGAATGCTCGAATATGAAAACTATCATTGTCACACGATGTATTCCAATTGCCTGACGCAGCCTGACTCCACCATGTCCATCGAGGACTATGCAAAAGTCTACAGGCAGCGCGGGCAAAGAGTACTGTGTATCAGCGAGCATGGCAATCGCTCCAATGTCTGGCAACAGGTGGAGCTTGCCAAGAAGTATTCTGCTGACGGTGAGCGGATGATTCCGCTTGCCGCTGCGGAATGCTATTTTGTTCCTGACAGAAATCCTGAATTGAAAGACAACAGAAACTTCCATCTGATTCTGATCGCACAGGATCAGGAAGGTTTCTATCAGCTTAACTATGCACTCAGTGAAGCCAATCTGACTGGCTTCTATTATAAAGCACGTGTTGATTTCGATTTGCTTTCTCATTTGGACTACAAGCACTTCCTGTGCACAACAGCCTGTGTTGCCGGCCCTGTCAGAGACGAGAAAGCAAAGCTGTATTGCAATCAGTTGAAAGAAATCTTTCACGAAAACTTCTATCTTGAAATCCAGCATCACCCGCAGAAAGTACAGCTGGAGCATAACGCTAAGATTCTGAAGCTCTATCGCGAGCTGAACATCCCGCTGATTTATGCCACAGACAGTCATTATATTCGTCATGAAGACGCACAGCTTCGCAAAGAACTGCTGCTGTCATCCGGCATAACAAATAACTATGAGGATGAATTCGATCTGTATCTGCCTACTGCGCAGGAAGCATTTGATATGCTGTCCGCACAGAAAATTTTCAGTCGTGCACAGATTGAAGAAGCGATGCAGAATACACTGCGGCTCAGAGACTTCAGTGGTGTAGAGTTCACAACGGAAAAGAAGATTCCGAATTCTCGCCCCAATCTCACGATTGAACAGCGCAACTACCTGTACAAGAAGGAAGTTTGCGATGGTTATATCGCCAAGGCCGGAAAGCCCAACCAGGCAGAGGCCGCAGAACTTCACAAAGAGATGGATGCTGTGACGGATACCGGCACTGCGGACTATTTCATCAGCATGAAGGACGTAGTGGACGAAGGTCTGCGCAATGGCGGCGTTCTGACAACCACCGGAAGAGGCTCTGGCGTGTCGTTTGGCACAAATTATGCGCTTGGCTTCACGTCGATCAACAGACTTCGCTGCCCTGTGAAACTTTATCCCGACCGCTTTATCTCAAAAGAAAGATTGGCGAGCGGAGCGTTGCCAGATTTGGATCTTAACATGTCCAATGTTGAGGCGTTTGAGGCTGCGGGCAAAAAGATTCTTGGCGAGTGGGGTTGTCTGCCCATGATTGCGTTTGGCACATGTAAAACGCTGTCTGCGTTTAAGCTTCTTGCTCGTGCGCGAAATCTTGACTTTGAGACATCAAACATTGTATCGAAACAGATTGCAACCTACGAGCTTGAAGTAAAGCATGCCAAGGAAAACAATCAGGATGTAGAGGATTATGATGTCAATGATGATGTGCGAATTGAAGACTATGTGGACAGCCAATATCTGAATCTGTTTGAAGAAAGCAAACAGTATCAGGGCATTGTCACTACGCTTGTTCCACATCCTTGTGCGCACATGCTTCTCGACAAAGATATCCGCAGGGAGATCGGCGTTATCCGCACGAAGTCCAAGACTGGTACGAAGAAGCCTGTGTATGCTGCATTCATCGACGGCACAACGGCCGATGTATACGGTTACCTGAAGGCGGACTTCCTGCGTGTTGATGTCGTCAAGACGATTGCGGCTTCTTACGCATCCTGCGGACTGCCCGTTATGCCAGTTGATCAGCTTCTTGAAACCGTGAAGAACGATAAGGAAGTCTGGGATCTGTATGCCAAAGGATTCACCATGGGATTGAATCAGGTCGAGCAGGCCAAGACCACAGAGCGCGTAAAGACTTATAAGCCTCGCAATGTGGTGGAGCTTGCTGCGTTTGTTGCCGCTGTGCGGCCTGGCTTTAAGTCGATGCTCGACACCTTTGTGAACCGCAAGCACTTCGAGTACAACATTCCGTCACTCGATAAGCTGCTGCAGACGAAAGAGATTCCCAGCTCGTTCCTGATGTATGACGAGCAGATTCTTACAATTCTGCAGGCCGCCGGCATTCCGGCTGCTGATGCATACATCTGCGTAAAGGCCATTAAGAAGAAGAAAGCAGACAAGGTGAAATCGTTCAGAGATCGCTTTGAAGATGGTTTCAAGAAGAAGCTTATCGAAGAAGAGGGCGCAACGGAAGAAGAAGCGCTCGAAGTCGTAGATAAGATTTGGACAATCATCAACGACGCGGCCTCGTATATGTTCTGTGCGGCGCATGCTTTTTCCATGGCTTGTGACTCTCTGTATGCTGCATGGCTTAAGGCGCATTATCCTTATGAGTTCTATACTTGCATGCTGAAGCTCTACACAGAGAAAGGCAACAAGGAAAAGATTGCTGCAATCACCAGCGAGATGGACAGATACAAAGGCATTAAGGTGACAGCAGGACGCTTTGGACAGGATAACCGTGACTGGGTTGTGGACAAAGAGAATCACACAATCTCTCAGAACCTTAACTCCATCAAGTATATTTCCAGCAACGTAGCCACAGCTCTGTATAAGCTGGCAAACCGCAACTACGACAGCTTTACGGACTTGCTGCGTGACATGCTGTTCGAGACACAAATCGACAGCAGACAGACCGAAGTTCTCATTTCGCTCGATTACTTTGAGAAATTCGGAGGAAGTAAGAAACTAAAGAAAGTATACGAAAACTTTAAAGAAGGAACAAACAAAATAACAGAGACCCTAAAAGAAGCAACTATAAAGAAAAGAATAGAACAACTGAAAGAAGAAGAAAAGAAAACAGAAGACGAAGAGCTGCCTATATACGAGAAGCTAAAAGCCGAACATGAGTATCTTGGACGGTGTGTAAGCTATAACAAAAAGGTCAATTCAAACTGCTATTTCGTTGACGCTGTAGATGATAAATACGGCGTGAAGGTACAGCTTTACAGCATGCAGAGAGGGACAACCGGCGTCATGAAGTGCGCTAAGAATCTGTATGCCAAACACCCGCTGAAAGAAGCGCAGTGCCTGTATCTCAAACGCTTTGAGAGAAAGCCGCGCTATACCTACCACGACGGACAGCGCTTTGAAATCGAAGGCGTAACGGATTGTTGGATGCTCGAATACGAAATGATAGGAGAAGCAGCATGAAACGGTATACTTCATCTCCGGGACTTTTCGGAGGAACAAAACATTATGATGAATCGGGAAATCTTGTCGGCGAAAGCTGGGAAGGTATCGTTCCCGGATCTACTGTCCACTATGGACAGGATGGCTCTGTGATTGGCAGCTCTATGGATGGACTCTTTGGTAACACAAACCACTATGACTCATCTGGAGACTATGCCGCATCCTCATGGGATGGACTCTTTGGCACGAAGGATCATTATGGCGCAGATGGCGGCTATCTTGGTTCTTCCTGGGACAGTATGTCAGGAGAAAGCACGGACATCGACTTTGATTTCTGATTCATCACTAAAGGATAGTGATGATCATTGGGCTACATGTTACCATTGAAGTTTATTCGTGTTAGTGATCAGATGTCGATCTGCGCTACGCGAATAGTCGCGATCATGTCGACGCATGCTTATCAGGCACGGCGGCTGATCCGCGATGAGAAACAGTCTGAAACACTGCTGAATGCAGCCGGAAGAGGCAAGGTTAAGACGGCGATCATTCTGGACAATGGCGCCGTCATTGCCTCTCCGTTTTCAATTGGTCAGATTCTGCGCAATATCCAGAATGCTGACAGCAAACACTCCAACAACAAAAAAGTAAGCATGAGTTCTGGACTCAAAGTCTATGACTTCATAGAAGATGAGGTTTTTAACGATGAAGTTGAGGACTTTCCTGAGATTGAGGCCATAGACAACGAGCCGCAGAACGACGAAATCGACATGGAGACAGACGAATCCGATGAGGATGAGTCTGCCGACGATGTTCTCGATATTGCTTGGGATGGGGAGGCGAGTGATGAATGATACTTGCCGACCAATCTGCAACAATATTAAAGCCATCTGATCAACAAGGCGGCATATCATGCGCAAAGGCCATTGAGTATGCCGCAAGAAACTGTTACGCAAGTCAGGACAAGATCACTGACGATTCCTATCTGCGCATGCTGCGCAGTCTGATAGATCGCGGTCACGAAGCACCCGTTGAGTTTGCCGACATGACTGTCGATCTGACAACATCTCGTGCCGTATTGGCAGAGATTACAAGACACCGGATGTCCTCGTTCTGCGTTGAGTCTCAGCGCTATATCCAGGAGGCCAAGACAGGCGACATTACGTTCATCAAGCCTGATTGGTATAACGAGGACGAAGAAGACGATATGTCGGCAATGTGGCACAGCTCCATGCGCATGGCAGAGATAGCGTATAAAAACCTGATCAATACTGGCGCGAAGCCGGAAGAAGCGCGTGAAGTGCTGCCAAACTCAACAGCTTGCCGCATCATCATGAAGGCCAATCTTCGTGAATGGCGGCACATTTTTGATCTGCGCTGCTCTACTGCGGCATATCCGCCAATGAGAGCATTGATGCGCAACTTGCTGACACAAGCACACAACTTGATACCTGTTGTTTTTGACGATCTGTACGACAAATACATAGTGGAGGAAAAGTAATATGGACTATTTCATTTGGCAGCTTGACGAACCTGGCAACAAAAAGGGCATTGTGCTGGCTTATGACGAAGATGACGCCAGAGACAAGGTGTTTATTTGGCTTGGAGACTATAAGAGAGATCCTGATACTATCATGATTGAGTGGCTAAGTTCTGACGCCACAGACGTAATTGAAATCGATGAACTGTAAGGGGTTGATTTCATATGGGAATTATCCTGTATACAACAAATTGTCCTCAGTGCAAGATGCTGGAAGGTGCACTGAAGAATAAAGGACTTGAATTCCAGACTGTGTATGGCGAGGAAGAAATCGCAAAGCGCGGCTATCATTCCGCACCGATCATGGAGGCAGACGGCCAAATTATGTCGTTTGCTGAAGCTGTCCGTTGGGTCAATGGACTGAACGGAGGTGGCACAAATGTCTGAAAATATTGACATCAAGTCAACTCTTGTGAATAAATATGCGCCATATCGCAGAGATATTAACTTCATCAAGAAGTACTGCGCCGCACAGAACGCTGCGTCAGGCTCCGAGGTGGATGCAAACAGCAATGTGTCCAACAAGAACATTGCCACCATGGCCCCGGAGATTCACAAGAAGGATAATATTTATGCAAATCGTCTCATGATGCATGATTATTTATCCAAATTGTATAATGAAGATACTGCCAATGAGTATCTCCGCCAGCTCGAAGATCATGAGATCTACAGGCACGATGAGTCGGGCATGCCGGTCGGTACGCCATACTGCGCCAGCATTACGCTGTATCCGTTCCTGTTTGATGGGCTCACAAAGCTTGGCGGCACAACGCATGCGCCGAAACACTTGAAGTCATTCCTTGGCGGCTTCATAAATCTGGTGTTTGCTGTCTCCGCGCAGCTTGCCGGAGCTGTGGCAACACCTGAATTCCTTGCGTATATGGATTACTTCATCCGCAAGGAGTACGGCAACGACTATTATCTGCATCCAGAACAGATTGTAGAGATGGGACTCAACCCCAGATCGATCGATGAAGTGATCACAGACGGCTTTGCGCAGGTTGTGTACAGCATCAATCAGCCCGCTGCTGCTCGTGGAAGCCAGAGTGTGTTCTGGAACATTGCTTATTTTGACTCATTTTACTTTGAACAGCTCTTTGATGGCTTCGTGTTCCCTGACGGCACAGAGATGCAGTGGAAGTCTGTGTCTTGGCTACAGAAGAAATTTATGAATTGGTTCAATAAGGAAAGACTGAAGAATATTCTGACTTTCCCCGTTAATTTGGCGGCTTAACACAGCGATGTGTTTTGAAAAACAAGGTGAACTCGCAAATGCGAGGTGTGTATATATCAAAAGATATGTACGCTAACGGTAAAATCTAAAAGTAGATCATAGAGGTATATCATTTTTATGGAGGTGTATTTCTTTTGGAAAATTAGATTTCAGTTGGTATGACTTTTGGGAGATTAACAGTTGTTGAACCTGCAGAAAACTACATTGAAAACAAAACGGGTAGACAAAGAAAACAATGGGTTTGTGTATGTAGTTGCGGAAATACAAAAACAGTTTGGGAATATAATCTTAAAACAGGAAAAACAAAAAGTTGTGGTTGTTTGCAGAAGGAGAAAAGTCGCAATGCGTGTTTTGAAGATTTAACAGGACAAATATTTGATTATTTGACTGTAATTTCAAGAGCAGAAGACAAAGTGTATAAAAATAAAAAACACCAAACACAATGGATGTGTTTATGTAAATGTGGAAATAAGACAATTGTTCCGGCGCACTGTCTTAAAAGCGGTGCCATAAAAAGTTGCGGATGTAGAAAACATGAAGGATTACATTTCATAGATTTATCCGGCCAGAAGTTCGGAAAACTTACAGCTATACAAAGAGTAGAAAACCATATATCTGCAAAAGGATCAAGACAAACCGTTTGGTTGTGTAAATGTGATTGTGGCAATTGTACACGAGTCCAAGCAGGCAATTTAAAAACCGGTCAAGTCAAAAGTTGTGGTTGTCTTATTTCTGTTGGTGAATCAAAAATAGAAAAACACTTAAATGAAATACAACAAGCTTATAAAAAACAATATTCTTTTCCAGATTTAGTGTCAAAACGCGGAATATGTTTAAAGTTTGACTTTGCTTTATTCGATAATAACAATAATTTATTATGTTTAATAGAATACCAAGGAGAACAGCATTATAAGGATTTCGGAAACTTTGGCAAATATCAAAGAGAAATATCGGATAAATTAAAACGTGATTATTGCAAATCTCATAACATACCTCTTTATGAGATCGCATATTTTGAAGACGTTGATACAAGTGTCAACAATATTATTAGATCTATTCACGATAATACCGTGCCAAGTCAGCGTGAGGTTGCATAATCTCGCACTGAAAGGTGTAACGACTATTCCTTTATGGAAGTAATCGCCCAGTGAAACTCTGGACGGTGAAGCGCCTTGAACCTCTCTGAGGTTATGAGATAGTCTACTCCCCTCATAAATATCGGGAAACCGAGGGTATAAAGAAGAAACACTCAGCCT